AATACATTAGATTGTAATGTACCAGAAGTATTATAAACACTAAGGTTGGATGTTTCATATCCGCTAACATAACCAGTGAATGAAGCATATGCTAAATTAGCACCTTGATAAACTTGTTCTTTAAATTGAAATGCGCCTGTGACTGTACCTATTTTAACAATTGAACTGGTATAGATATTAAAAGGATTAAAAGTTGTTCCAGTAAAATCTTCAGCCACATATCCCATACCACCTTTTGGATAAATCTCTAAAGGTTCTTCATAATTGACATATTCTACAGTTAATATTTTTCCATTAGCGTCAACAGTTTTTACATTTGCTGAGGCTCCTTGGCCCGAACCACCAACTAACATAATTCGTGTATTTACTTTATAACCATTACCACCATTATTAATTAATATTGGTGCAAGAATACCCATATTGGATAAATGTTGAACTTCACCCGTTTCAATATCATAAAAATGAGATTCTGCGGTAACTGAAGGTAATTGAGAAAAACCGCCACCACCATTATCAACAATCACTGAACTAATTGGATATGTTGTAAATGAATCAAAACTTAAAGCATCAATCAATCGAGTATTAGCATTAGCTGTTGGCATTCCAACAAAATTATATGCAGTATTATTTAATGGAATTAATTGCTTAATTGAAATTCTATTTGTGGTCAATAATGTAACATTTGCTATATTTTCTGAAGCTGTATTGAAATCTTGTACATGCGCTAAAGCTCCACCAATAACAGGAACAATGGTGATATCTGTATTTGGATAATTAGTAAGACTTTGGTTTGTAACGGTTCCTGTTCTATATCCATAACCACCATCAGTAACATAGATACGTTGTACAGAACCTCGGGTGATTTCAGAAACTTCAGCTGTAGCACCGAGGCCGTCAATTGTATTCAGGCCGCCATAAACAACAACTGGGTCACCAACATTATATGTTAGACCTCTATATTTTGGGTCAATGTTGATATTAGAGATAGCACCAACTAATTTTCCAGACACCAAAGAGGCACCGGGAGTGTCCTGAGTCACTATCTCACCATCTAACACATAAACGTCTTGATTATTTGAATCTACAATACGGACGATTTCTCCTGATTGGAATAATCGTTCAATATCCGAAATGTAAATATCTAATTTATCCACATTCAAGTAAACACGGTCTAAATTAGCAAACGTTTTTGATGTTTCGCCAAATACCCGCATATTCCTAATTGGGTCGGATAACCATAAGGATGAATCGCCTTTAACTTTTAGTAATTTGGGAATATACCAATTACCATCAGAGGGTCTAAAAACTAATTCACCAGTTTCTAATATTTTTGCCGGCGAATTATATAATAATCTGAATAACAATTCATATGAACCTGGTGTACCTTTGGTATCATAGAATTGTTTTGCAATTTTTAAGATTTTTCGCTTATCAGATAAAGCACCTTCTGGAAAGTAAGGCAAGAAATCGTTAATATAATATTCAATAAAACCATCTAAAGTTTCATCAACATCTGTATAATTTAATATATTTTTAGAAGCTGTTGTTACACCTTGTTGTGTAGTTGACACAATAGTTGTATTAGCATTAGCCGTATCGGCCAATTCCATCCACTCATAATAAGCCTGTACGAAAGCAACAAATGTTTCGTAGTTTAAATCATCTCTGATAAATTCAGGTAATTGAGATGGAATTCTAATCGAGGTTTTATAATCGTTTGGTATCATATTACTTTGTTATAAGTTCCACATTAATGGCTAATGAATCAAATTCATCAACAGTGATGATTCTATTTTGTGATGAAGAAATAATTGTACTCTTAGGTGTAGCAACAACAGTTAATTGGCCTAATGGATTATTAATTTCATATGGTGCGAAATTATTAAATGTAATTGTACCATTGTAATAATCAACAGTAGCAATATTATCATTTAGTATTGTTTTAACATCATTGTTGTTTTTATCATAATAATAACTTCTCAAACTACCATATTGGCCTTGTATTTGTGCAATAGCATATGCTGAAGACCCGGTAGTATCTGTGTCAGAATTAACTATATTCACCATTGCTTGAGTATAATTACTACCAGCATTAGTTAATGTTATTTTATTAATTATTCCATTAATAACTTCAGCTTCTGCTGTAGCGCCGTTTCCGTCACCTACAATTTCAATAATTGGAGTATCTGTGTAGTTAAAACCTGGATTCAATAATAGAATTGATTGTAGGCCAGATGAAGCAAATGGTACTTCTTCTATATAGACATCTTCTAAAAGTGTCAATGGAGTTCCGTTATTGTAATACTTCATAGTTGGTGATGTGTATATACCCGATATCAAAACACTTCTTTGTAATTCAACACCATATTGTAGTGTGTAATTTTTATTTTGACCCATTATAGGAAAGAATTTCTTTTCAAGTTTAATATTACTTTCATTTGTTATGATACTTCTATCCGAATTCTGAATTGATAATATCAAATCAGCCATACTGAATGTGGAATTAAAGGTATTCAATGTGGCTTTTGTGAAAGATTGTATAGCCGCTTTAATTTTGTTATTCAACTGAGTTGATGTTAGAGTGGTTTTACTTTGGTCATACAATACTTTAGCATTGATTTGTAAGTAAGTGTAATCTGGATTTAAAAATACAGGTGTTACGGTCACCACTGAAGCTGGCTTAATTAGATTTTGAATCAATTTATCTTTTTGTGTTTTGGTTAATGAATAACCACCAGAAGGTTTAGCCGATATAAACACTTGACCGTTAATTGGCGGATTATTATCTGCACCACTCCAAACATTAATAGAATCAAAAGAGAAACCAAGATTATTAGTTTGTAATAATGATATGTAATCTTCTTTAGTTACCGCACGGCCTTGAGCTGAATATACTTTAGGTGCATTGAATTTGATTGAATCAATTGATTCTCTGTCTTTACCAGTTGAAGCTGCCACATAGGGAATAACAACATTATTACCAGATGCTATCGTGTCCAATAAAACAAAGTTATTGGCACCCGCAGCTGATGTTCCATTAGTTACAACATAAGATAATAAAATCAAGTTACCATCTGTCAATTTTTTACCTAAAACTCCGTCGCCAAAATAAATTTCATACTGACCGTTCAAACTCTCTTGTAAGAAATACACGGCGGAAGACCCATTTAAATTGGATACATCTGTTGCTAATGTGTAAATTTGAATATCAGTGTTAGTTGATGATGTTTGAACCCTAACAGTTAAAGTTGCGGTGTCCACATTTGAATCGGGTATGGTAAACAATTGTTTAGAATTGGTTGAAGCAACATACGTGTAAGACAATGAAATTGGTTCACCTTGATATAATTCAACATTATTAAAAGTAGCTGTATTATTAACAGCATTTTCTGTATAAGCATCTTTAGTAATAAAAGTATAATTTACACCATCAATTGCTTCAGATTGAAATCTGGTAAATTGTGGTAAAGTATATGAACTGGCACCAACTTGATTTACTTGAACAGAGATTGTAGCTTGGGGTGCCACAGTAGATTGTGGTGTATAATTTAATAATTTAGCATGTGACACCACAGAACTACGAAGTGCTGCCGTATCCATAAACATCTCATTGGCAACCATATTTAAATAGTATGCGTTGTAATGTGTGTTATATGCCAACATGTCCATAAGAACAGATAAACCCGAACCTTCAAAATCATAATCTTTGAATTTATCCTGCGAGCGCATGAATGTTTTTAGATTGTTCTTGATGGAATCAAAATCTAAATCGGTGATTTCAATATTGTTATTTGCCGCCATTTATCGTAACCTTTGCAGTACAAAATTAATTGTGATTGGTTCTGTTCTATTGTTTATGAAAAAAGTAATAATTGCCATGTAATAGTTTTGGTCCGGTTCTATCTGAATCAAAACTTGTTGTAATTTAGCTCTAGGTTCAAAATTCTTAATAGTATCTTCAATTTCTCTTTGAATGTAATTAGCCGTCAGAGGAGATATGGGTTCAAATAACATTTTACGAACGTTTGAACCAATTTCTGGATGAAATGGTCGCTCGTAATGGTTAGTTAAAACCAAGTTACGAATCGAACGTATGACAGCTTGGTCGTCCACACTCAAAACCACATCATTTTTTATAGGATGTCGTGTGAATGTTAAATCCAAATCTGAATATCTATTTTGTATTGAAGAGGCCATGAGATTATTTATGTTGCTTTAAGTAGAGATTGGATAGATTCTAGCAAATGCAGCTTGTCTTTCGGATAACCCGATTGTGCCACCATTTACATATTTTGAAACTTTTGTCACAACACTTTCCGATGCACCTTCGTCAGAAATTATATTACCATTCTTCTTAAAATGTGCTATCCAATACCATGCTGCAGATTCTACGGCACCATCTGTAGTTTCCATATAAGCTGTTACATCTTCTAAAGACATATTAATTGATGAAGCGAATGCTGTATAATTGTATCTACCGGTAATTTGAATTAATCCACGACCTTTAAATCTTTCACCATCACCGGGTTGTGTATTACCCAAACCGGATGCTTTTCTAGATGGTGGTTCATATAATTTTTGAATTTCAGTAGGACCCCAAATTTCTTTTGTATATCTAAAACCACCAGATTCGACGGCCACTTGAGCTAAGAAGTGTGCCTTTCTTAATTTAGAATTGATATCATATTTACCACAAATTTTATTTAAACTTGGTAAGAAATTCAATAATACGGAATCTTTTGTTTTTGGAGCCGCCGCTTGTAACATAGGTAACGTGAAACACCCATCAGTTGTGGATGCTACAGTTTCAGTATTAGCTGTAGCGTCAATTGGTGGATTTTCAGGTATCACTGGTGGTACTACACCCGCTGGCGCAAATTCAGTATTTGTTTCAACCGGCCTGTAAATAATATTAACTGGTTTAATTTTCTCCGGTACAGGAATGGTCTCTGTTGGATTATTATACGAGTTGGGTGAACTTAAACCTGCGGTGGTAGCTGTATCAACTGAACCACAATCCACACTACCTGTTCTAGTCGGGTCACTTGGACAAGAATAATCTACACCACCATCGTGTTTACTGTAGGTATCTGCACCAATATGTGTGTGTAAATCACCTTCATATCGTATTTGTGTTTCGCCTGATATGGTTTCGTTTTTAGACCCAACTAAATGTGAATCTTTACCAGCCACTTCGGTGGTCATATTTTCGCCTGTTTTTATATTCAGAGATTTACCAACAGACAAATTCATATCACCTGCTACCTTGAAATCGACATCACCATCAATTTCAATTGTTGTTTTACCTTTGATTCTAATCTTAGCCACATTTTCAACAGTTATTTCCAATTTACCATTGATATAAGCAAAATCAGAACCATGCACAATTGTATAGTTATCTTTAACTATTTTTTCCAATTTGGTACCAGAATTATATATTTCGTAAGTTGACCCAGTTCTATGTGACAACATCACCCTTTCATTTCCAGGCGTGTCATCTAGTTGAAAAACATGTCCAGATTCGGTTTCTGTGGTACTACTAAAAGGATATTGAGTATTGTATCCAGGATATGGTTCTTTCCATGTTGACCCACCAGTACTCTGTGCTTTAATCCAATTCTTTTGGCGGAAATCTATAACAGTATTAGCTATATTGTCATTTCTAGCTAATGGACTCGTAGATGGTTCGTTTTTTATTCTTGGATAAGGAGTCTTACCTTGATTTTTTACCATTACACCATTGGTGTTGATGATAGTCGATCCTGTAGATTTTACAGGAGAGTTTTCCAATTCTGAATTTGACCTTGGATCCGAAAATCCTTTAGACTGATTTGCATCTTTATCTGGTATGCCTGGCAGAACACCTAAAAATACTGGAAATTGAGCTCCTTCACCATCAGTGAAAAATCCAACAACATAATCACCTTCTTTTGGTGCACTGGTTGTTATTGAAGCGTTTGTCGGAAACATAGGCTGAGCCCAAGGCAAATCATTTGTTGGAATCGACATCTTATCATCAGTATGCCAACCAAATATACGCACTTGTACCCGACCCATTTTTAATGGGTCTATTCGGTTCTCAACAACACCCATGAACCATACAAAACCATCCAATCCCATAAAACTATTACGTTGCATTATCTACCCCTAATTTCTTTCCAAGATGGTAACTCATTATTAAATTGATAGTATGGTGTTTTTAAACTTTCCTTACTAATTTCCAATATTGTAATAAATTTGTTTTCTTGATTGATTGTGTGTCGCACCGCTGTAATTATAAAATTACCAGAATAGTATATGTCCCAAATACGACCACCATCTTCCATTGTTCTCAATTCTGGAACAAGAAATTCAATTACCATACCAACTGTTAATAGTGGGTCTCCCGGTACTGAAATCTTAAACCTGACAGTATTAATATGTGATAATTGTGCTGTTCTATATGGAATACGTTGTTCAACAAACGTGTCTTTTATATCTGGTGATTTTGATTTAATGTATGAGTTATAGGTTGCTTGGCCGGTATTGGTCGTTGCTACTTTAACTACGCTATTATAAGCTGTATTGGCAGTATCACCTTTTCTATTTTTGGCATTTGTAATTACCGGAAAAGTATTCAACCCTTCAGTCTTTAATGAATAGTCCCAATAATCAAAATCATTTACAGAGTATGATTGTCTTATGGGGTCAATAGCATATAACCGATTAGCAAAACCACCCGTGTTGATTGAATTTATTGTATCAAAATTAGACAAATTTTCAAATGCTAACACATTGGTCAACTCAGCTTCCATGTCTTGAACCCGAGCATCTTCAGGTAAGGTTGTATTTTTTGGTTCATACCTATAAGTCTTATAAGATTTACCTGTATATAAACTTTGTAGTGATTTAAAATTGAAACCATTATAATTTTCAAAAAACAAATAAGGGGAACCTTCTGTTTTTGATGAATTGGAAATAGCCTGTGTACTCAACCAACTAATAGCTTCAAATGGCTTCAAATTGGGAATTATGATATCTCTTGTTCCACGTGTTTCTTCAATATTGTTATCTTCGAATTTACCCGTTTTTACTGATAATTGATTGAATAAAATGTCTTTAATAATTTCTGATATTTTTTTATTTCTGTAAGATTTGCTAACTTTATATTGTTCAGATAATACGGTTTCTTCTGAACAGAAATTCAAAATATAATTTTCATTTTGGTCTTTGACCATGCCTCGATTAGAAACACTAAAAATTCTAAATGTTTTACTAATTTTTCTGGTGTCTAGGCCTGGTTTACCAAATGACAACATTAAATATTCGTTACCAGAAAACCCCAACATGTTTAAGAAACCACTGGAATCATTCAGTATTAAATTGCCGGTGATTGTTGGACTGTAAATATCTTCAAAATAGTTTATTTCAACAACCATTTTACTGAAATCTGTTGGTTGTCCTAGAGCTGTTATTATTACGCATGATTCCAATGCAAAATCTTGCGGATAACCTAATCCTATTTGATTTATACTATCTGCCATTATACACTCATTAGATAATCAAATTGTTTTTTAATATCAGGTATCAACTCGTTTTTGATTAATTTAATTGTTCGTTTAGATTCATTCAATTCATCCTCATACAGGTAAGCATCAACAGCTCGTTTAGATGTTGTTACAGTTACCGTTTGGCCATTTGGAAAAGTTTTAGTGATTGTTCCAGCAATAGTTGCAGTATATGAAGCTAAGTCGATATTGTATGTATTTTTTGTAGTTTCACCTGAATAACCGTCAATTGTAGATACTATTTTTTCATAATGATGATTTGTGGCCATTGCCGCGGCTACATCACCATATTTGTTTATAATATACGATTGGAATTGTTGATAATGCATTGGCCAGTCATAGAACGGGTCATACATATCATTAAACATTAAAACCACCCAGTGCAATTCAGCATCATTGTAATATT